CTGTGGAAGGTGACGATGACGTGCGGTGGCCTCGGGTTCGCCAGCCAGTCAAGTTTCTTGAACGATGCGCCTGGGGAGACGCGTGCCGAGGCACGAATTCCGATCGACGAGGTCGAGGCGTCCGTCACGGACGAGGCGATCGAGACGCTCAAGCTCCCGCGGCCGCAGATCTACCGCACTCTGCAGTGCATCTATCCGCGCGGCATGGGCATCAAGGCAACGGCGCTGGAGTTCGGCGGCAGCGTCTCAACGGTCAAGGCGCACCTGGACACGGCCGACAATGTTCTCGCAGTCTGGTTTCGCGAGCGGGCCGAGCAACAGGCCGCGCGGCGCGAGGCGATCAGAAAGAGTTTTACTACTTAGACCTTTTCTGTACATTTCAGGCATTCTGTGTGACAGGCATCCAAGCGATGCACCTACATATCAACCCGCTCCCGAGGACTCGGCAGCGGGTTTTTTCTTGCCCGCTGTTCAGATGACTTTTTGATCAACGGGAGGGTCCGCGTGTGCACGCTCCATGCGATGCCAGTGGCTAAGTGGTTCGGCCCAGCCTGCCTGTTGATTCATAAATGCCCTTCGCTGCTCCACGCCCTTGCACCTATCCGAGTTGCGGGGTGCTGGTCCGAGACGGCAGCAGCCGATGCGCTGCCCACAAGTTCGTCGAACGCCGCGAGTCCGATGCGCGCCGCGGCTCGGCTACTGCCCGCGGCTATTCGTCCGCGTGGCAGCGCGCACGGCTCGGCTTTCTCGCTTCGCATCCGCTGTGCGTGCGTTGCGAGGCCCAGGGCATCGTGGAAGCCGCCACCGTGGTCGACCACAAGGTGCCGCATCGCGGCGACAAGCAGCTGTTCTGGGACCGCACGAACTGGCAGCCGCTGTGCAAGCCCTGTCATGACGTGAAGACCGCGACCGAGGACGGTGGGTTCGGTCGGTGAACGTCCGACCGCATCGAGCAATGCCAGGGGCGGGGGGAGGGTGAAAGTTCACGCGAACGCGCGCCAGACCGTGCGCTCAATGCTTTTTTTACACGCGCGAAATTGGAGGGAGGGGGGGTCTCCCAGCAGATGGACAAGTCCACGGTTGAATACGAGCATGGCCGCGTGGCCGTCAGCGCGCTGAAGAAGTACGCCAAGAACGCGCGGACCCATAGCGCCGCGCAGGTGTCACAGCTGGTCGCCTCGATCCGCGAGTTCGGCTTCACGAACCCGGTGCTGATCGACGAGGGCGATGAGCTGGTCGCCGGCCATGGCCGCGTGCTGGCCGCCGAGGTGCTCGGGCTGGAGACCGTGCCGTTCATCCGGCTGGCTGGCCTGTCGGACGCTCAGCGCCGCGCGTACGTGCTGGCCGACAACAAGATCGCGCTCAACTCCGGTTGGGACGACGCGCTGCTGAAGTCCGAGCTGGGCAGCCTGTCGGTCCTCGGCTTTGACCTGGGCCTCACCGGCTTCTCCACCGAGGAGTTGGCGGCCCACTCCGCACCGAAAGAAAACGGCCGCGATCCCGATGCTGCGCCGGCCCCAGACAACGTGCGCGAGCCTGTTACCAAGCCGGGCGACGTGTGGGTGCTGGGCGCCCATCGCCTGGTGTGTGGTGACGCCACAAACGCTGGCACGCTGGCCTCGCTGATGCAGGGCGAGCTCGCCGACGTGGTCTGGACCGATCCGCCCTACAACGTGGCCTACGAGGGCACCGCGGGCAAGATCAAGAACGACGACATGTCCGCGACGCTGTTTCGCGAGTTCCTGGTCAACCTCCACAAGGTGATGTTCGACGCGATGAAGCCCGGCGCGTCGCTGTACGTCGCGCACTCAGACACCGAGGGCTTCGCCTTCCGCAACGGCTTCGAGGCCGCCGGCTTCAAGTTGTCCGGCTGCCTGGTGTGGCGCAAAGATGCTCTGGTGCTGGGCCGCTCCGACTACCAGTGGATTCACGAGCCGATCCTGTACGGATGGAAGCCTGGCAAGGCCCACCGCTGGTTTGGGGGCCGCAAGCAGACGACGCTGCAGCAGTCGCCCAACGCCAGCGCCTTCGTCAAGCTCGACGACGGCCGTTGGCAGGTGACGGTCGGCGACCAGGTGCTGCTCATCACCGGTGAAGCCGAAGTGCAAGAGGTCGTGTCCTCTGTCGTCTTCGAGGCTCGACCGAAACGCTCCGACCTGCACCCGACCATGAAGCCGGTTGCGCTGATTGAAAAGATGCTGAAGAACAGCGCGCTGCCTGGCGACATTGCACTCGACGTGTGTGGCGGTTCCGGCTCGACCCTGGTCGCTGCTGACCGGCTCGGCATGCGCGCTCGCATCGTCGAGCTCGACCCCAAATTCGCGGACGTGATCGTGCGCCGCTGGCAGGAGTACTCCGGCCAGCGCGCACGCCATGCCCGCACCGATCAACCCTTCGTGGACTGACCATGCGCGGCCGTAAGCCCACTCCGACCAATCTGAAACTCATCCGTGGCAATCCGGGCAAGCGCCCGATGCGCATGGACGAGTTCAAACCGGAGCGGGGCATTCCCACGTGCCCGCGCCATCTCAAGGGCGAGTCGCGCAAGGAATGGAAGCGGATTACCGAGGAGCTGGACAAGTACGGAATGATTTCCGAGGTCGACCGCGGCGCGCTGGCGATGCTCTGCACGCTGTGGGGCCGATATGTTGCCGCCGAGGAAATGATCGAGAAGGCCGCCGTGCAGTCGCCTGGCTCTGCTGGCCTGTTCGTGAAGTCCCCCAACAACTTCCCCATCCAGTCGCCCTGGCTGGCGGTCAGCAACCGCTCGATCGAGCAGTACAAGGGCCTGTGTTCCGAGTTCGGCCTCACGCCCGCCGCGCGGGTACGTGCCGTACCGATGACTTCCCAGGTGCCGCTTTTCCCTGAGGCCGATCCGGCCGACGCAGGTGGAGTGCAGGCGGCCGGCTTCTCGAGCTTCAAATGACCGGCTTTGTGTTGTCCTACTTCGAGCGTGCCGTCGCGTACGCCCGGCGCGTCGTCGACGGCATCGAGGTGGCAGGCAAGTTCGAGCGCCTGGCGTGCCGGCGGTTCCTACGCGATCTCGAGCGCCAGGACACGGACGATTTCCCGTATGTCATCGACGAGGTCGCCGGCAGTCGCGCGTGTCGCTTCATCGAGCTGATGCCGCACATCAAGGGGGAGTGGGCCAAGCCCGTCCTGGTCGGTGACCGCCTGGTCTATCCGACGCTGGTGCTTGAAGACTGGCAGGTGTTCCCCGAGTTCAACCTGTTCGCCTGGGTGCATCGCGAGACGCGCCGCCGGCGCTTCCGCCGTTCTTACGAGGAGATTGCGCGCAAGAACGCCAAGAGCACGCGCGCCGCCGGCCGCTTGCTGTTCCTCCTGACGGCCGATGGCGAGCCTGGCGCGCACTGCTACAACGCCGCGACGACCGGCAAGCAGGCGCGCGAGGTCTTTGACGTCGCGCGGAACATGTCGCTGCGCGCCGACGGGTTCATGGACCGGTTCGGCGTTCACGTCGGCGCCAATGCGATCTCGGTGGAAGAAACTGCGAGCAGCCTGGACGTGCTCAATGCCGAAGGCTCGACGCTGGACGGCTTGAACGTCCACGGCGGCCTGGTCGACGAGGTCCACGCGCACAAGAAGCGCGAGCTGTGGGATGTGCTGGACTCTGCAACCGGCGCGCGTGCGCAGCCGCTGCTCAGCGCGATCACGACGGCCGGTAGCAACCGGGCGGGCATCTGCTATGAGCTGCGTGGCTACACCATCAAGGTGCTGGAAGGCACCGTCGCGGACGAGACCTGGTTCGGAATCATCTACACGATCGACGCAGAGGACGACTGGCGCGACTCGACGGTCTGGCGCAAAGCGAACCCCAATCTGGGCATTAGCGTCGCGCTCGACGACTTGCAGGCGGCGTGCCGCAAGGCGACGCACACGCCCAGCGCGCAAGCCAATTTCCTTACGAAGCACCTGAACGTCTGGGTGAGCTCCGACAGTGCCTGGATGGACATGGAGGCATGGGATCGCTGCGCGGATCTCTCGCTCTCTCTGGAGAGGGTTCAGCACCTGTCGTGCTGGATTCCGCTGGACCTGGCCAGCAAGGTCGACGTCGCCGCGGCGCCTCGTCTCTTCTACGACGAAGAGGCCGACCACTACTACCTCCTGAGCCGCTTCTGGCTGCCTGAGCGCGCGGTCGAGATGGGCACCAACAGCCAATACGACGGCTGGCGCCGCAGCGGTCACATCAATGTCACGGACGGCGATGTCATCGACTTCGAGCAAATCGAAGAAGCGCTGCGTGCAGACGTCTGCACGCTGCAGGTTGCGGAGCTGCCCTACGACCCGTGGCAGGCACAGCAGCTGGCGAACGGCATGGTGAAAGACGGCGCGCCCATGGTCGAGTACCGCCAGACGGTACAGAACATGAGCGAGCCCATGAAAGCTTTCGAGGCCGCGGTGCTTTCCGGGAAGTTCACCCACGACGGGAATCCGGCTATGACCTGGATGGTCAGCAACGTGGTTTGCCACGTCGACGCGAAGGACAACATTTACCCGCGCAAGGAACGACCGGAGCTGAAGATTGACGGTCCCGTCGCGGTGATCATGGGCATTGGGCGAATCATCGCTGGCCGTGAAAACAACACGATTGAACAAGGCTTCGTCCAACTATGAGCACCCTGAATCTTGAGGCGACCCGGCACACCTCGCGTGTGCTGGCCACCTGGGCAGGTTCGCGGCCAGGCGCAGATCGCCGCATGGGCAGTGCGCCAACGGTGCGAAACGACGTCACGGACAGCACGCAGGTGATCAGCGGCGACTCGCCCGCGATGCTGCAGCTGTTCGGCACGAGCACGTCGTCTGCCGGAGTCGCTGTCACGGCCACTTCGGCCATGCGTGTATCCGCGGTGTTCGCGTGCGTGCAGCGCATCGCAGGCGGCGTGGCCTCGGTCCCGCTGCTGCAGTACCGCCGCGGCGTTGGCCGGCAGCGGGAGCAGCTGGAGGAGGAGTCGTTGTACTACCTGCTCAACGAGCAGCCCTCGGCGCGTTTCACCGCTGCGAGCCACTGGGAGAACGCTGTCTCCGGCATGCTGTTGCGCGAGTCGGGCTTCACCTTCATCCGGCGCAACCGCATCGGCGAAATCAAGGAGTTGGTGCCGCTTCCATATGAAGCCGTCGCGCCGCGACGGGTGACCACGGCGGACAGCGACCGCCTGGCCTACTCGATCAGCGACGTTCGCACCTGGGGTTGCGACCAGGACGACATGCTGCATTTCCCCGGCTTCGGCTTCGACGGCATCCGTGGCATGAGTGTGATCCAGTGGGCAGCTCGAAACGCCGCCGGCACTGCGATGGCGATGGACGAATACAGCGGCAAGTTCTTTGCCGGCGGAGCGCATCCCTCGATCGTCCTCTCGAGCGACAAGACGCTGCAGCCGAAAACGATTACGGATCTGCGGGAGTCTTTCGCAGCCAAGTACAGCGGCATCGATAACGCACACAAGCTTCCGCTGGTGCTGACCGAGGGCTTGAAGGCCGACACGCTCAGCCTGACCGCCGAGGATGCTCAGCTGCTCGAGGGCCGCAAGTTCCAGGTGATCGACATCGCCAGGGCGTTCGGTGTGCCGCCGCACATGATCGGCGAGACCAGCGCGAGCACCAGCTGGGGCAGCGGCATCGAGGCGATGAGCCGGGCCTTCGTGCAGTACACCCTCGAGACGCACCTGGTTCGAATCGAGCAGGAACTCAACCGCAAACTGTTCCCGCGGTCCGCTCGCTACTTCGTCGAGTTCGATCGCGATGCGCTCCTGTCGCTCGACAGCAAAGGGCAATCCGGCTACTTCCGCGCGGCGCTGGGCGGCCCCGGCTCCGGGCCTGGCTGGATGTCGGTCGACGAGGTGCGGCAGACGAAGAATCTGAAGCCCGAGGGCGGGCGATCAGCCACCGTGTATTTCCCACCCGACAAGCCCGCCGCTGGCCCGAAGGCGGCCGACGATCCCACCGAAACCGAGGAAACGACACCATGAGAAAACTTCTGCAGATGCTGCGCGACAACGCGGCCAACGAACGCCGCCCGCTCAGCCTGGTGCGGGCCGAAGGCAGCGAGGAGGCGACGCTCTACATCTACGACGTCATCGACGCCTGGTGGGGCGTCTCGGCGCTGCAGATCGCGCCGGTCGTTGCCGCGCTCGACCCCACCACCACGCTGCACGTCCGCGTGAATTCGCCTGGCGGCGACGTCTTTGAAGGCCGGGCGATCCGCACAGCGCTTCAGCAGTTCAAGGGCAAGACGATCGGGCACGTCGACGGCCTGGCCGCAAGCGCAGCCACAACGGTGGTCGACGCGTGCGACGAGATCGAGATCTCGGAGGGCGGCATGTACATGATCCACAACGGGTGGACGTACGCGATGGGCAACAAGCACGAGATGCGCAAGAACGCGGACCTGCTCGACAAGGTCGACGCGGCGATCGTGGCGGACTATGCGCGCCGCACTGGACTGGATGCGAAGCAACTGGTCGACTGGATGGACGGGGAGACCTGGTTCAGCGCCGAGGAAGCTGTCGAGCACGGCTTCGCGAACCGCTTGGCAGCGCTGCCCGACAAAGCCGCTGCGGAGAACCGCACCTGGAACCTCACGGCCTACGACAAAACGCCGAAAGCCCTGCTCGAGCAGCGCCAGCCGCCCGAACCCGAACCCGACTACGCAGCGCACCGTGCTCACGCCGAGCGCCGACTGCGAGTCCTACAGATCGCCTGACGCTCTCGCTTCAGCGACCGGCCACCCACTTGGGTGGCTTTTTTTTTAGCTCACCAACCCAGAAGGAATCGATATGAGCATGCAAGCACTCCGGGAGCGTCTCTCCGCTCTGAAGAAAGACGCCAACGCCCAGCTGGCCGCCGCCGGCGCCAAGACCTGGACCGCCGAGGACAAGGCCAAGTTCGACGCTGTCGTCGACGAAGCCGAGCGCGTCGAGCAGCAGATCGACGCTCACGAGCGCGCGCTGAACCTGGCCGCAGACAAGGATTTCGGTAACGTCATCCGCAACGAGCCGAACGCCAAGAAGACCGAGCTGCAGCAAGGCCTCGAGATCTTCATGCGCAAGAGCTTCCGCGAAATGTCGCAGGAAGACGCCCAGAAGGTGCGCAACACGATGAGCACGACCACGGGCTCGGAGGGTGGCTTCACCGTGCAGCCGCTCGTGGCCACGTCGCTGATCGATCTGCTGAAGGCCTATGGCTTCATGCGCCGCGTCGCCGACCAGATCACGACGGCCAACGGGGCCGACCTGGCCTACCCGACCAGCGACGGCACCACCGAGGTCGGCGAGATCGTCGCGCAGAACGTGGCCGCCACTTCGGCCGACCCGACCTTCGGTACCCGCTCGCTGAACGTCTTCAAGTTCGGCTCCAAGATCATCACGATCCCGATCGAGCTGATCCAGGACTCGAGCATCGACATCGTGGCCATGGTGCAAAAGCGCATGCGCGATCGCATCGGTCGCGCGCAGAACATCTACTTCTCCACTGGCACTGGCACGGGCCAGCCCATGGGTCTGTTCACGGCGGCCGGCGTCGGCAAGGTCGGCACGACGGGCCAGGTCACCACGGTGACCTACGACGACCTGGTCGACCTGGTCGACTCGCTCGACGCAGCCTATCTGGACAACCCGCCCAGCACGCCCGAGCTGCCGAACGTGGAGCCCGGCTGGATGTTCTCGCAGTCTATGCGCCGGGTGGTCCGCAAGATCAAGGACACGTCGGGCCGCCCGATCTGGACACCGAGCTACGACGAGGGCGCCGCTGCGAAGACGCCCGACCGCCTGCTGGGCTACCCGGTGAACATCAACAACGACGCGCCGGCAGCCGGTGCGAACGCGAAGTCGATGGCTTTCGGCAACCTGCACAAGTACCTGATCCGCGACGCCATGGACGTGACGATGTTCCGCTTCGACGACAGCGCGTTCGTCTCGAAGGGCCAAATCGGCTTCCTCGCATGGGCACGCGCGGGCGGGAACCTGATGGACGTCAACTCGGTGAAGACGTACCAGCACCCGGCTACCTAAGCCTGGCGCACAGCCTGTTTTGCAGGTGCCTTGGGCCGTGCACCTGCGTGCACGGCCTTTCTTTTTTCCCCCATTTGAAGGAGTCCACCCATGGCAAAAAAACTGATCGCGCTCACGCTCATCGCAGCGGGTGCATATGCCGCCAACCAGCCCGGCTTTGTCGAAGGCGAGAAGTTCGAAGCGCCCGATGACATTGCCGAGCGCATGCTGGACGACAAGGTTGCAAAGGTCGACGGCGATGCCGCAACCGAAGCCAAGAAGTCCGGCAAGACCACGAAGGCCCGCCTGCTCGTGAACTCTCCGTTCGGCAACGCAAACGACGTCGTCGAGTTGGACGCCGCGGCGTTGAAGGACGCCGAAGCCGCCGGCCTGGCCGACAGCAACAAGGCGGCGGTCGCCTATGCGCTGGCGCTCGACCAGAACAAGTCCTGATCCCCTGCAAGGCTCGCTCGCGCGAGTCCTTGTGCAAGCCGGCGCTTTGTCGGCTTGCACAAGCTGCAAGCGCTTTCGCGTTTCGTGAACCACGAACAGACCATGAACCCCAAGATCATCACGCCGGCAACGCAGGTCATTGACCTCACTCGCGCAAAGCTGCAGTGCAAGATCACCGGCAGCGATCGCGACGCGGAGCTGGCCGACGCGATCGCCGCGGCACGCGACTACGCCGAGGCGTTTCTCGGCTTGCCGGTCGGCGAGCAGGTGCTGCAGTACACGTATCGCACTTGGTGCGGCCGCGCGGTGTTGCCCTGCGATGTGACAGAGGTCTTGTCCGTGACCGCCGCGGGCGCTCCGGTCCTGCCCCTGCCGGTGGCGGATGGGAGGACGCTGACCCTGACGGCGGTCGCGCCGGTGGTGGTGACCATCAAGTGCGGTTGGACGGCCGCAACCCTGCCGGCCACCGTCAAGCAGGCGATGCTGTTGTTGATCACGGACTTGATCCGCAATCCCCAGGCGCAGAGCGACGTGGAGCTCTTTAGGAACCAGGCCTTTGAGAACATGCTCTGGCCGCACCGCGAAAGGCTGCCGCTGTGAAGTACC